CCTTTGTCTGTGTCAAGAGGGCGCGGAGACCTGCAGTAGTGACAGCTTTGGCGCGGAACATCTCGCCACTGCCGTCGCACTGTTCACACTCCCCCATCACGCCGACAAGATCACCGCCACGGATGGGGTCGGGCCTAGCCTCTTCGTACTCGACGACGCCCCCTCCGCCACAGTCCCAGCATTTACAGCGTTCTACCTTTGCCATCAACCGAACCTTTCAATAACACCGGCGACAGCGTGGTAGGCTATCCATACCAAAGAACCCCACATACACGCCAGCAACAACATCTCTACGCCGTCGTGCGTGAGGTAGTAGTCCCGCGCCTTAAGCCAGTATTTTATCATGTCTGTGCCTTTCAATTGTCGCATCGTACAATTCAGCTACACGTTGTGCTTCCTTGTCTGCCTTTTCAGAAGATACATTGAAAGCCTTACAAACTTTCATGCCGCTACCGCCTTTGTCCCAGCGAATCAAGTCAACATTGTATCCGTTGCTACAGTAATGTGATGTTACTCGCACCACAAAATTACTCATGTTCACCTCCATTACCTCTGCCCAGCCCACCAAAATACTGAGGCTTACGCTTGGCGGTCTCAAACACACCCAACGTGATAAAGATGCCAGCCAACAAGATTGCGTGAACAAGCGCACTGATACCAAACACGACAATCGATCCCAGCCACGATGAAAAAATTATACACCACATCCACGCAAGAACTTGCATGATCATGTGTCGAGTATTGAGGTCGGGAATGTTGGACAGAGGGTTCTTTGCGCTGTCCATCACCAGTTGATACAGTCTAGTCATAGTCTGTCTCCCAGCGTTTCTTTGCCAAGTCTACGGCAGCAAGATGTAAGTCTTCTTCTTTGTAGCTGTACGGATCGCCCGAGACAAAGAAGGGTCGTAGCTCCTCTATTGCCTCGTCGTACAAGCGCTCAAGGGTCATCTCGTTCTGATGATTACTCACTCTTCAACTCCGCATCCTCTGCGTACACCCAGTCAGCATACCACACACTACTGCCATCCTCGTTTTTCCGTGGCTGGAAGTTGCCAATCTGATGCAATATACAAACCGTCTCCTCCATGTCACGTATTTGCGATAGAGTTATATCCCGACAGTCATCGATATAGCTAATGATGTTACGCAGTTTGTTGTGTGCATCGAGCATGTCTTTTCTTTGCTTCGCTGTAATTTCCATGTGCCGATCTCCTATGCGCTGGCGTTGTTACGATCCCATACTAATCTGATAGTTCTTTTACGATTTGGGATACGATTAATGTATCCTCTGTCTTCAAGACCTACGACAAGTCTGTGTATGCCGGATTTAGAAGCTAAACCCAAAGCCTCTCGCATTTCGTCAAAAGACGGAGACACTTCCCCTTCGCTACGGCGTTCTCGCAAAAAGTTAAGAAGCTCTTTCTGTTTCTTTGTAAGCCCATACCTGTTTACCATGTGCCAATCTCCTATGTGCTGGCGTTTCGATTAGTTATCCATACGGGTATTAAAACAGTGAGTCAATACAAAAAGAGAACAGGGCCAGCATTTCTGCCAGCCCTGCCCAACTTCAACCACTAAAGAGTACCGTACGAGGAAAAGGAACCGTTAGGAAACCTCGTACGGTATACACAGCTTTAGCACCGTCGTTCTGTGCTTGTCAAGCCATCTTTTGCACTCGGCTTCACTTCTTCCGACAAACAATGCAACCCAGCGTGCGTAGTCCACGCACTGCTTCGACTTGACTGCGTTTCGGTTTGTCTCCCCGATCCTTACAGATGAAACCGGAGCGACGACTTCGTGTCGGTTATCATTCGATACAACGTACGGCATGAGGTCATTACCCTTGCGATCCTTCGGTAGTTTAATTCGTCTCACTTGTTAGCTCCTCCACCCTTATGCACAAGGCTTCCTTGTTTATAGGCATCTCGTCCCAGAATTCTTGTGTCGATGCGACGTAACACTCTGCTATCGTGTCGTACGATCCGATACGTTCAAAATCAAAGTCTTCGCCGTTATATGCTGTCACTAGCAAGAGGACCCACACCACCTTCGTAGTCATCATCGTCGAGTGCCTCCAAGTAAATCTCTATACCCTCACGGATCAAGTCACCAACAGATACCTGTGTGATACTCTTGGCGTGTAATCGTTCGGCATGTTTAGCTAGTTTGTCGTACATAGATACAGAGATGAGCAAATTGTACGTTTTGGTAGGCTCATCAATCTTCGGTGGTCTTGGCATCGCGTACCTCTTTTGTCAATCGTTTGTCTTCTTTGATCTTACGTTTGTCAGGTACAACCCGCTTACCATACTTGGGTAATTCTTTAGCTATAGGGTTTATCTTATTGATTTTTTTCATAATAGATATGCCCTAAAGGGTATGGTAATAAGGAGGATAGATAGCGTAGCTAACCCTGTCAAGATATTTTTTATGGTTGACGAGGTTATCGATGCCGGTTACTTTCATCGCCATGAAATCACCAGCGTGGCTAAAAACGTACGTCGAGGGACTCGACATCGTACCGAATACCAAGTACCGCTCCGACTGTCCAGTGTGTGCCAAGAAGAACACCTTCTCGGTTGTGGACAACGGGTTGCAGCGGATGTGGTTCTGCTTTCATGCGGACTGCAACGTGTCCGGTCGTACCGGTGTTACCCTTTCTCGTACGTCAGCGTCAACCGTGTTCGAGCGGTCGGCGGCTGCGGCACCGCCTCCCCGTACTAATAACACTTACGAGATACCTGACACGTTCGTCAGCGTGTCTCGTCGTGTCGAGGCGGAGTCGTACCTCCGCAGGGTCGGAGCGTACGATGCGTACCTGTCAGGGGCAGCGGACATACGGTACGACGTACGGATGAATCGCGTGGTGTTTCTCGTAAAAGAAAATAAAAAAGTCGTGGACGCGGCAGGACGGAGTTTAGATGGACGTGGACCCAAATGGTATCGTTACAATAGCAGTAAATACCCTTTTGTATGTGGCTCACATACTGCCGGGATTGTTGTCGAAGATTGTGCTAGTGCTTGCACTTGTAGTTCTGTGGCGGCGGGTGTAGCTTTGCTCGGAACTAATCTTCTTACGGAACACATCGAAGTATTGAAACAATATGAGCGTGTGTTCGTCGCCTTAGACAAAGACGCTACCGACAAGGCGATCACTATGGTACGAACGCTCCACTCGCACGTGCCGACACGCTTGATGGTGTTACACACAGACTTGAAGAACATGGAAAAGGACGAACGGAATGACTTCTTACGATCCCATATCAATCGATAAACAGGTACTCGGGTTCGTACTCGATAACGACTTCTTCACGAAGGTGTCGAACATCGTGACACGAGACATGTTTACCGGAGAGATGCGCGATGTATTCGACGTAATTTCATACGCGCACACGCAGTATGGTACGTCTGTGAACGTACGTGAACTCGGTGCGTTGTTCAACGACCGCAACCCTGCGATGCCGGACTCGACGCGCGAGAAGGCACAGGAGTTGATTGCCGAACTCGAAGTGGGTACGCCCGACAAGCACGACCTCTACCTCGACTTGGTCAACAACTTCTGGCTGCGTGACCGTGCGCGTCAGATCGGGGAGAAGGCTATCGAAATCTTCACGGGTGAAAGCGAAGACTTTGGTGGCTTGCGTCAATTAATTGACGTTGTAGAGGATGGTCGGATTTCTGACAAGACCACGTATCGGATTGTTGACACTGACTTTGACACGCTCTTGGAAGACAATACAGGGGAGCCTGACTTTCCTTTTGAGTTCGACCTGATTCGGGAACACGTGCCCGGCTTGGATCGGGGTAACTTGGGTATATTGTTTGCGCGTCCGGAAGTGGGTAAGACCACATTCTGTTCGTTCCTTGCCGCTTCGTACATACGACAGGGGTTCAAGGTTGTTTACTGGGCGAACGAGGAACCGGCAGAAAAGATCATGCTGCGTATCATACAGTCGTTCTTTGGTAAGTCGAAAGACGAGATGGTGTCGGATAAGGCACACCTAATGATGCGGTACGTGTCCGAGATCAAGCCGCACTTGACGATCATCGACGCCATTGGTACTTCTGTTGAAGAAGCAAACGACTACGCCAAGCTCAATAGCCCTGATGTGATGTTCATGGATCAGCTAGATAAGTTTCGTATCGGCGGCGAGTACAATCGGGGCGACGAGCGCCTCAAGGAGACTTACGTGCTTGCGCGTGAGATTGCCAAGCGTAACCGCTGTCTCGTGTGGGCCGTTAGTCAGGCTAGCTACGAGGCGCACGACCGTCAGTTTATCGACTACTCTATGCTCGACAACTCTCGTACCGGAAAGGCTGGCGAGGCCGATATCATCATCGGCATCGGCAAGACCGGGGCGAGTGACGTGACAAATACGGTACGCCACATCTGTATCTCGAAGAACAAGATCAATGGTTATCACGACATGATCAACGCAAACATCGACGTGCAGCGCGGGTTGTACTATTGATGAACGTACTCACTTTCGATGTAGAGACGACGCACGTGGAGAAGCCGGGCGGGGGCTACACACCTCTGCCTTACTTTGGTAATCGCTTGGTGTCTATTGGCTACAAGTGGCTAGTTAGTAGCGTGGACTACGACTGCTACTATCATTCGACACAGCCGCCGACTTCAAATGCGTTCACAAAATTTCAAGCCGCCTTAAACCACGCTGACGTACTCGTAGGTCAGAATATCAAGTTTGACTTGCAGTGGATACGTGAGTGTGGTTTCACTTACGATGGAGATATCTATGATACGATGGTTGCTGAATACATTCTTTCGAAGGCAAGGCGTTGGCCTCTCGGACTTGCTGCTCTTGCAAGGAAGTATGGTGTCACCCAAAAAGAGACTGACCTTATTGCGCCGTATCTCACGGCGGGTAAGACCTTCTACGACATACCGTGGGAGATCGTACGAGAGTATGGAATAGCCGACGTAAAGGCTACGGAAGAGATCACACTGAAACAGCTAGACGCCTTTGGCGTAACATTCGAGGAGTTGTTCGATGGAAAAGGGACTCGTACCCACACTGAAGCTGTCGCTTGAGATGACGGACGTACTCGCTCGTACCGAGCAGGTAGGTTTGAAGATCAACATGGATACGCTCGATGAGATCGAGCAGATGTATACAGAAGAGCTAGAGACCTTAGAAGTGCGGCTCAACGAGCTAGCGTGTGAGGCTATGGGTGACACACCTATCAGCCTGACCAGCCCCGACGACCGGTCGATGCTTCTCTATTCCCGCAAGGTCAAAGATAAGAAGGCTTGGTCGCGTACGTTCAACTTGGGCATGGAGCAACGTGGCGCAACGATGAAGCCGAAGCAACGTACCCGCTTCTCACAGCGCGAGTTCAATCAGACCGTGCGCCGCATGACCGATATCGTGTACAAGACACGTGCCGAGACGTGTCCTGCGTGTAAGGGTCACGGACGTACCCGTGTCGTAAGGAAGGATGGTACGCTCGGCAAAGCAGTGCGTGTGTGCCGCAAGTGTGATGGCAAGGGTGTACTCTACATGCCAACAGGCGAGGTTGCCGGGTTCAAGATGTCACCACGCGACTCGTACGACGTAGCTTCTGCAGGGTTTCGTACGGATAAGGATACACTCGACGTACGTTCGTCCGAGTTGTCGGGTGACGCACACGAATTTGTAAACGGATACGTCCGCTTCAACGCCTTGCGTACGTACCTCAATACTTTCGTAGAAGGAATCAAGAACAATGTGGACGGACAAGGTTTCATCCATCCAGAATTCATGCAGTGTGTTACGGCGACGGGTCGCCTTTCGAGCCGCAATCCTAACTTTCAAAATATGCCACGTGGAAATACCTTCGCTATACGGAAGGTTGTCGAGAGCCGCTTTGAGGGTGGCTTCATCATTGAGGGAGATTACTCGCAGCTAGAGTTTCGGGTTGCCGGATTCCTCGCCAAAGATGCACAGGCGTACATAGATGTGAAGGACGGGACGGACGTACACAACTACACGGCGTCCGTCATTGGCTGCACACGACAAGAGGCGAAGGCACACACCTTCAAGCCTCTCTACGGGGGCACAACCGGCACAGAAGCTCAACAACGCTACTACAGAGCCTTTAAGCAAAAGTACGAGGGGGTAACCCGGTGGCACGACGACCTGCAGCGTATGGCCGTTGAACGGCGAGCAATCGCACTTCCGTCTGGGCGCGAGTATGCTTTCCCTGATGCACGGTGGACGAAGTACGGCACGGCTACGCACCGCACATCTATCTGTAACTACCCGGTGCAGGGGTTTGCTACAGCTGACCTCTTGCCTATCGCTCTCGTCGCCTTAGAGAGGGTAGTACGTGACTCCGGGATACGCAGCGTGATCTGCAATACCGTACACGACTCTATCGTCATGGATGTACACCCCGATGAAAAAGATATCTGTATAGACATGATGAAACACGCTATGTTGAGTTTACCTTTTGAAACTGTTCGACGTTACGGTGTCACGTACGACATGCCCGTCGGTATAGAAATCAAAGCAGGTAAAAATTGGCTTGACTTACATGAAGTAGAACTGTAAGATGGCCGTTACTGACTATCCAATCGTAAAGGAGTAAAGGATATGGATGGGACACAAATCCAAGAAATGTACAGCGAGATGGACGCTCTCGTTGCTGCGTTGCAGAACGACAATACCGAAGAGCTAAAGAAGCTCACCGGTCAGGGAGACGGCGGCGGTGACCGTGTCGGACTCCCGCGTCTCGGCATCAACTACGATCAGGAAAATGACGACGGTAATCCGCTCACGCGAGGCCACTGGAAGATTTTCGTGGACGGTGAGTTCTTGTACGCACCGGAAGTGAAGATTCAGAGCTTGATGCGTATGTTCGAGTATTCTATGTGGGATGCCGAAGCTAACGAAGGACGTGGTGGTTTCTCGTGTAAGTCTGTGCAGAAGCCGTCCTTTGGTGGTACGTTCCCCGACACAGAGGGTGGCAACAAGTGTGGTCGCCTCACTCGTGACGAGGAAGAGAAGCTAAATGATCAAGACCCGGCTTACCTCAAAAGCCGTGCCGTGATCTGTAATCAGGTCATTTACGGTACGATTAGCGGCACCTTTAAGACCGGCGCTGGTAAAGAGGTAAAGGTCGTAAAGAAGCCTATGATCGCTTACTTCAAGAAGTCTGGCTTTAAGCCGATTGCTGACTTCATCGGCGGTCTCGGTCGGCAGGACAAGGTAATGGCTCACTGCGAGATTACCCTTCGCACGCACAAGAACAAGAAGGGCAGCGTGACGTACTGGACTCCAGTACCCACTTTGTCTGGCACTGTTGGCTTGTCAGAAGATGACAAGCATCTTGTCGTGAAGTTCGATCAGACAATTCGCGCACACAACGATTCCGTGTTGCAAGAATTTAAAGAGGCGCAGAAGCTCCTGCTGTCAGAGGATGACTCTGACTTGGCATCAGACTTCGCGAATGCTTCTTAGTATCCAAGACTATATGAGTCGGGCGATTCGGGGGGATGTAAAAGTCTCCCCGGAAAACCTTGAACTATTTGTTAAAGAATCTCGTGAGGCCATCGAAAAACAATTCGGTGGTCGCAAGCGTGAATACCGTATTCGTATGTCCGGCTTGGGCAAGCCCCTGTGTCAGCAAGTCTTGGACAAACACGGCGTCGAGGAGTCGATGCAATACAACAGCATCGCACGTTTTGCGTTCGGTGACTTGACTGAGGCGTTGCTCATGCTCGTCATGCGCGAGGCCGGTATCGACATTGTGGATTTCCAGAAAGAGGTTGCCCTAGAGATTGAGGGCGTCGTCGTAAAAGGTACGCTCGACGTTATCATACGTGGCGACGATGGCAAGGAGCGCGTCTGGGATATCAAGTCTGCAAGCGACTGGGCATACAAGCATAAGTTCACTGGTGCTGGCGGCTACGAACACATCAAGGATGATGATCCGTTCGGATACGTCATGCAGGGTCACTTGTACGGTGCCGCCACAGGCTTGGACTTTGGTGGCTGGATCGTCATCAACAAGTCGAGTGGTGAGGTTGCTATCGTTGAGGCGTACGACTGGACAGGTGATGATCGTATCGCGTACACGGTAGAGGCTGCACAGCGCGTCAACTTCCTTGCCGATCCCAACGTGAAGCCGTTCAAGCCATACCCTGATGAGTACGAAACGTACAAGCGGAAGGGTGAGGTACTCCGCACTGGAAACAAAGTCTTGCCAAAAGAGTGCGGCCTCTGTGGATTTCGTGGTCACTGTTGGCCTAATGCTATTCTCCACGAGCGGGTAACGTCACAAGCCAAGTCTCCTCCGAAGGTATGGTATACACGGCTCAAGACAAAGGAGCTATGATGTGCCTTATGTTTTCATTCGGGACTACGATCTCGAACTTTTAGAACTCAATAAAGATATGCACCACGTGTACATCGAGTCACACGGGGGTGTGGGCGGTGAACGAAAGACTGTCTTTCTCAGGCAGCACGGGCGTGGGTTGCCTCTTACATTGCGTAATAATTTCAGTGACTTAGGTGCGCTATCATCCGATACGGAAAAGCGCGACATCACAACCGTCGAGGCGGAGATCGGAAAGATCAGTCGCCTCGCAAACTCCGGAGCTAATATATGCGTCCCACTGACTCGCTTGACAAACGAATTCTCGCCTTTGGAACGTCTGTCCCCAAGACTGGCAGGGTATCTGCTAAAAAGGCTAGCGTCCGTCGGAATGCGTCTATGAAGCAAAGCTCGGCCATGAAGGCCGGATTCCGCTCAACATTTGAACTCAACATAGCCCGTTCTCTTTCTGAAAAAGGTGTAGGTTACGAATATGAGTCAACAAAGTTGACCTATATTCCTAAACCACGAACGTACACACCAGACTTTTACATTCCGGAGACGAACATCTATGTTGAGGCAAAGGGGCACTTAGATAAGGGAGACCGTATCAAGATGTTGCTTGTAAAGGAGCAGCACCCCGACCTCGACATACGCTTCGTCTTCTTACGCGCGAACAACAAGATTTACAAAGGCTCGAAAACTACCTATGCTGACTGGGCTACCAAGCACAAGTTCGAGTGGGCAGAGGGTTCGATCCCAGAGGAGTGGTGTAAACATGGACGATAGAGATATGGAAGGAATGCTAGAGAAGGCTAGTTTGCTGTCCGAGCGGTGGTACTTGGTCTTCCGGCAAGGAGACACTGACGATCACGTGATAATGACGGCGTATGACACATCTACAGATGACGAGGATGATGAGTACATCCCGGCAGGCTCGGTCATCCTTTCCGGACTTGTTGAACTCATGGAATCAGACTTCGAGCGTGTTATGCAAGCTGGTCTCGCTCGTTTAAAGTTTGAAGCTACACAAGAGGCTATGATCGAGGAAACTAACAATGAGCCAAGCGTCAAACACGATCCGGAAACAAACATCGTCAAGGTTAGCTTTGGGAAGACACAGTAGATGAGGCACGAAGCATACATGCGGATGCGAGAAGAATTAGAACAGGCAGGGAAAGAGGCGTACGGCAACGTGGATATGGTCAATAGTCCGCCGCACTACAATCAGGCAGGGGTTGAGTGCATCGATGCCATACGCGCTGCCACAGACGAAGGCTATGAGTATTACCTGCAAGGAAACATCATTAAGTACCTGTGGCGTTATCGTTACAAGAACGGCGCTCAAGACCTAAAAAAGGCACAGTGGTACTTGGAAAAACTTATTGAGGAGATTACAGATGAATAACATGTTGCCTACATCTTATCAGCAGTTCATCCACAAGTCCCGCTATGCACGTTGGCTTGACGATGAACAGCGCCGAGAGAACTGGGACGAAACTGTAGAACGCTATCTGCAGTTTATGATCGATCACGTCAAAGAGAAGCACGACTTTGACATAGAACACTTGTGTCCCGGTGATGTAGGCAAACTACGTCAGGCCATACTTAATCAGGATATCATGCCGTCTATGCGTGCTATGATGACTGCCGGTCCCGCTCTTGCACGCGACAACATCTGCGGATACAACTGTAGCTACATCCCTGTTGACAGCCCTCGTGCGTTTGACGAGTGCATGTACATATTGATGTGTGGCACAGGCGTGGGCTTCTCTGTCGAGCGCGAGAATGTAGACAAGCTTCCGGTAATCAGTGACGGTATGCAGCCTACAGACACTGTGATCAAGGTAGATGATTCCAAGCCCGGGTGGGCTAAAGCACTGCGCGAATTGATTGCACTACTATATGCAGGCCACATCCCGAAGTGGGACTTGTCTGCTATACGCCCGTCTGGTGCGCGTTTGAAGACAATGGGCGGTCGTGCTTCTGGCCCGGGTCCACTCGAAGATTTGTTTAACTTTGCTGTGCAACTATTTGTAAAAGCACAAGGTCGTCGCTTGTTCCCTATTGAGTGTCACGACTTGATGTGCAAGGTGGGCGAGGTCGTTGTGGTAGGCGGCGTACGTCGTTCAGCTTTGATTAGTTTGTCGAACCTGAACGACGATCAGATGGCACACGCCAAGTCTGGTGCGTGGTGGGAGAACGAGGGCCAGCGTGCGCTGGCTAATAATTCTGTTGCCTACAAGGGCAAGCCAGAGATGGGCACATTTATGCGCGAGTGGTTGGCTCTGTACGACTCCAAGTCCGGAGAGCGTGGCATTTTTAATCGTGACGCTGCCGACAAACAGGTTGCCCGTAATGAACGTCGTGAGACGGGACACATGTGGGGCACCAACCCATGCAGTGAGATCATCCTGCGTCCCTACCAGTTTTGCAACTTGTCAGAGGTGGTTGTCCGTGACTACGACACACTGGAAGACCTGAAAGAAAAGGTCCATCTTGCGACTATCTTGGGTACGCTGCAGTCCACTCTTACTGACTTCAAGTATTTGAGGAAGATATGGAAGACCAACACAGAAGAAGAACGATTGTTGGGCGTATCCTTGACTGGTATCATGGATCATCACGTTTTATCAAAGAACGTCGATTCCGCTCGTTGGCTCGAAGAGATGAAGCGCGTGGCCGTAGACACAAACTGGGACTTGGCAACAAACGGACTTGGTATTCCACAGTCGGCTGCTATCACCTGTGTAAAGCCGTCGGGTACTGTGTCGCAACTGGTGGACGCTGCAAGCGGCATTCACGCTAGACACAGTAAATACTACATACGCACGGTTCGCGGAGACAACAAAGACCCGCTGACACAGTTCCTTAAAGAACAGGGCGTGTACAACGAGCCTGACGTGATGAAACCGGATAACACGACTGTGTTTTCTTTTGCAATGGAGTCGCCTGACAGGGCGGTTACTCGCAATGATTTGACGGCTATTGAACAGCTAGAGCTTTGGAAGACGTACGCTGTTCACTGGTGCGAACACAAGCCGTCTGTGACCATCACGGTCAAAGAGGACGAGTGGATGGACGTGGGCGCGTGGGTGTACGAGAACTTTGACGTGGCGTCGGGCGTGTCGTTCCTGCCGCACAGTGATCACACCTATCAGCAGGCACCCTACCAAGACATCGAACGCGAAGATTATTTGGAGTGGCAACAAGCGTACGGCTACCTCAACATTGACTGGCAGGCGTTGTCCGAATATGAGCGAGAAGACAATACGTCAGGCTCTCGCGAGTTGGCCTGCACGGCTGGAGTGTGTGAAGTTGTCGATCTGAATGCGGCATGACAGACGGGGGAGATATGCCGACGTGGTGGCAGTGGTGGCTTATCGGAGCTATCACTGTCAACACTGCAATTAATCTAGTTGTGTTCTTTAAACATAGGTTCAAGAATGACAGACAAAAAAAGTAAACCTCCGATATGGAAGCAGGGAAAGGGGTGGATTCAGTACGATCCTCCCCGGAACCATCCGTGCTACGAAGAGTGGAGAAAGATCATTGATCGAAGTAAAGATAACGCCTGAATTAATCGGACGCGCAAAAAAGAAAACTGCTACTGTAGGCGTCCTACAGGGCAGTATCACGGGCAGTGCTAGTCATGTGGTGGGTGCTATAGGCGAACTCATTGTAGCCGATCTCACGGGGGCTACAGAGGCGAATACGCACGACTACGATCTTGTCCTAGACGGTAGGCGTATCGACGTAAAGACTAAGCGGTGTAACACGCCTCCCAAAACGCACTACGATTGTTCGGTAGCCGCACACGGATCGAAGCAAGACTGCGACTCGTACGTTTTCGTACGCATCAAAATCGACGGCACACGTGCGTGGGTCTTAGGTGAAATAGATAAGCGTGACTTCTATAAAAATGCCACGCACCACCGCCGGGGGGATGTTGATCCGGATAACGGATTTGTGTTCAAGGCGGATTGCTACAACCTTGCAATTAGCGAGTTACAAGACATTGAAACCCAAAGCACAACTATTCAAGCTCGAAGCTAACCTACTCACTAATGGCAGCGTCGAGTTACTTTATGATTCCGTACGTCCGGAAGATTTCGAGCGTACAATGAATAAAGAGATGCCGGAGTACGAAGGTTCACACTCGGTAGCATCCCTTCTTCGTTATCTTCGTACCGTAGCCGATGAGGCTATGCAGAAGTCTTCTACTTACCTCTAGCTCCTGCGATACGATCTGCGGCTGTGGGATTCGGATTATTATCAATCCCAGCTTTGACACTGAGCATACCAAACTTGGTAGCTTTGTCACCCGCCGCCATCATCATGCGAGGCTGCTGCTGCTTCATAGACATGTTCTGTTGCATAGGTGTCGCAGACATCATGCCACCCCCGTAAGCCTTCTTGCGGGGTTTTTTCTTTTGTGCCGTACCGCCGTACATCATCGGCTTGCGCTTTGACATACCGCCGTACATCATGGCCTTACGCTGGCCGTTGTTGTACATTTTCACTGTTCTGTCTCCTTTTGACGTTGAATCATAGCTGCCTCGATGGCATCTTCTGGAATGTATTCTGAAAGTTTCTGACCACTCCGAATAGTTTCGCGGAGGGCAAGAGACCTGATGAGCGTAGAAAACGTACGCACGTCGTCGTCCGTCACGAGTGCCGGGTCTTGCAGTAACAAGGACATGATACGTGACCCATCCTCTGACTGAGAAGCAATTTCGAATGCGGATACCTTTTGCTCCTCCATCAAGCGGAATGCAAATTCTGCACCGACATATGTCGGGCTAACCATGCCTCGTGCAATGTTGAATGCACGGCTAATCATTTCATTCGGTGATATGCCTCGAATTCCACCCGGCGAGTACTTGGCTAGACCTGTGCCAGATGAAATGAGCATCATCTCCGCCATGTCTTCCATAAAGGTGATGTGCTTTTCCGTGAGAAATTCCCCTAAAATGGCACGGGTGTTTTTGTCACTCAAGTCGTACGAAAGCTGCTGGGCGTTACTCAAAGTTTCTATCTGTCTTTTCGTGCCATCTAAGGCGGTGTAAGTAAATTCTTGTACGGGTGCTACTTCAGCGCGACGTAGCATACCGTTAGTAACCATGTATACCATGCCCTGTTTAAATACTTCTTGCGCTTCAGTATCGGTGATCTCACCGTCGCTAGCCTTGAGACCGGCAATGAAAGTGTCTCGAAGATCATCCACCATGCCGGGTGCATAGCCGATAACATATTTCTCGTAAAATTGCAGAGGATCAGTGACGCCAGCAGCTTGTTCTAAATTTCGTACTGCCCGCTGACCGAGTTCGATAAACGTACGCGCTTCGTCAGCCAAGTCTCCAGTATCCGCGTTTACGAAACGGCGGAAGTCATCAAGCTGCTCACGCACACCCTTGTCTTTTTGTACGAGCTTCATAATGTCATTTTCTTCGGAGATGAGTTTTTCTGCATCGAACCACTGACGAGTTTCATACGTGTCAGGGCCGGTCTTCACCTTGATACTAAAATACTTATTTAAGTCCCGTGCCCGGTCTATACGTTCAAAATCGTACGAACCGCCTGTAGGAGAACCCGCGATACCCAAGCTACCCAGCTTTGTTTTGTTGACAGCATTCGTACGAACCTGATCACCCCACGATACGTAGATGGCGTTCGAAAGCATCTTCTGGATGTTCTCGAAGTCTTGCTCACTATTGCCCTCTATGGTGAGGTCGTAAACCCACTCGCCTCTGTTGTTTACAGTCATACGACCATCAGACCAAAAGCGATTAAAGTCTTCCATCTCTAGGCCGAGAGCCGCTCTGCTATCTGTTTCATTTACACCAGAAAGAATCTTTCCTACTTGCTGACCGATAGGGTCGTGCCATGTGTGCGGAAGCTCACCCGCGTCGTACCTTTTAAAATACCCCTCTCCGACGCTTTCGAACTCTGGCTTACGTTGCGCGTTTGCAATGCGATTCCCTAGAGAGCCTCGCGACTCGGTAGGATCGAATATGATCTGCTTGTACTTACTACGTGCGTTTAGCATCTCGGTAGCAACTCGCGGATTTGCCATGATAGCGTCTTCAATAGCATCGCGGGTTTTACTATACGGACGTGCTGAATCATCGTCCGGCATAGCCCTAGCCTTGTTACGCATGTGTCGAGATAGTTCATCTGCCTCGAATGGCGTAGCGAGGAAGGGTGCGAAGGTCAAACCTTCATCACTTTGCTTCGTAGAGAAGTGAAGCGCAATCTCGATAAACGAGGGGTTCGGGCCGAGATAGTCTTCGTTTGCTACGAGACGTGTAGGATCAGTAGGATCACGTAGCTCTGCTGTGGATACGCGTAGGAGTAGTTCCTCCATATCGTCAGCGTCTAAGTCCATGCCCTCCGTGAGTCCGCGATATGCAGCATCATCGAGTGCCTTAAAAGCAAAACGACCGCTGCGGCTACGAAGGAAGTCAGAGTCGCTACCAAAGTATGTACGATAGTCACTGCCTTTAGTTAGACCCATACGCTCTAAGAGGTTAGTGACTGCAGGGGTGAGGTCTACTTTTTCATCCCCCATAGCTTGATCCGCTTCTGCATACACAGCCTTACCCAAACGACGTACTTTTGCATCACGTACGTCCGACATGAGTTCGGCGATGCGCCCCATAGCCACACGATACTCATCCGTACCGCGAAGTTTTTCTACTGCGTCGATACGTACTTGTAGGGCATTGTCCATGTCGAGCATATTCTTTACGAGAATTTCTCGCTCGGCTGCAATGTTACCGAGAGCGTTCGGAGTGAGCTTAGTCTCTAGTTCAACGAGTCGATCAAAGGTATCACCCTCGATAGCGGCGGTAGGGTCTTTCAGCACCTGTTCTTTGTAATCGTTGAGAACGCGCATGTATTCGCGGCGACGTTCTGCTAGCATCACTGTCTGCCCGTCTGCCGCATCTTGGAAGCCGTTGAGGAACATTTCCAAGTACGCTCGATCCGACGGGTCTACTCCCGTGCTTTCTTCTACGAGTGTGCGAAGTCGGTTGATGCCGAGTTGTGACATCTGCAGATATTGTTCGGCTTGAAGTTGCTTGTCTACAGCTTGAAGTACGCCTTTCATATTTCCCTTTGCCGCCTTGATAGCGTTTTGCTCCATAACCTGTAGAGGAGCCAAGCCACTTGCGTGTGCAAAGGAAAGAGTGAAAGCATTTTGTGCCTGATTAAATATCGCTTCTTGTGATGCGAGTTCTTTTATCGCTGCCTGATCTCCATTCGCTGCAGCCGCACGAAGCTCGTCTGACGGCTCGAAATTTTTCAAGATTCTGCCGCGAATATCGTTGTAGTTCTGAATGGCGGAGAATACTTTTTCTCTACCCTCCGGGGTCAAGTTACTCATCATACGAGCCGCTTGTTGAAACGAACGAGTTTCTTGCGGTGTCAGGGTACGACCGATAGCTTCTCCGATATCGTCAAACGTACGATCTACGAGGAACGAGCGGGGAGCGAGACGAATATCTTCGAGAAATCTTCCGAATCCCGTGAGGGGTTCATCGAGCGTGGTGAAACTGCCTGCTAATTTTAGGCCAGACTTACTTAGCTTCAAAGCCGGACGACCTACAAATGCGGTGGCAAGGGCACCTATGGCTCCTGCTGTATCTTCGTCCATATTTATCATAGGACCGAGATATTGATACGCAACTGCTTGACCCGCACTAATAAACGCTTCGTCAGAGAGTAGGGTAGCCATGAACGGACTGTTGGTATACATGGCACCACGATTAACTGCGGTCAGGCGGTTTTCCATGTTGCCTCGACGGGTACGAGCTTGCTCAAGAGTCAGTTCTATTCCATCCTTTGTTCCGTCGTCGATCCGAATAATCTCACTGTCTGTTGTCTTCGCCTTCTCTGCTCTGTTAATAGCGAGATCATATTGTGTGATATTTTTGTCGAGCTTACGTACGGCCTCTGCGTGGGCACGATCTTCGAGAGCGTTTCCGATTGCTCCCTTGTAGCCGACCTTACGAGAAAAGAACCCACCAATGTTGGCTTGAAATTTACGAAAACTTTTACCCCATGCAGTTTTTCTATCTGCAATCTCGATGAGACGGATAGCATCAACAGGATCGAGTGCGCCGTATTTATTAGGATTTTTTGCTACTTCGTCAGCGAGAACATCTGCTTGCCTCTTTCCTTTTGCGAGGGTCATCGATCCGATCTTCGCCGAAACAAGCGAGTTAGGTGCAAAGAACGAAAGAATCTTTTCACCTAAAGAGAGTTCTTTAAACCCGTAGTCGAGAAGAGCATCTCCCGCCGCATCGTTGATAATCGGAGTTACGAGCCTCGTGCCATCACGTAGGGTAGGTTCGTACACGGAATCATACGCCTCTTGCCCATATCGTTCGATGTACAACTCTTTGAGACGTTCATTCGTACGTTTTGCGAAGGATGTGTTGAAGCCCATGTTAGAGAAAAATACACGATTGTTTACTAAACCTTCCTGTACTTCTGGCGCAATTTTTTGCCACTGCTCTGGGATGCTAGTGTTTTCCATGATTGCACGGGCTGTTGCTAGTGCGGCTTTACGGCTATATGTTTTAAATACATCGTAGCCTCCGAAGAAAGCATCTTTTCCGAAGTCTTCTGCTTGACGTACAAACTCTGTAAAGAAATCTCCACTACGAAATTCTGCGTTTAACAATTCTTGTGCGCGAGGATCGATAACGTGATTTTTTATGGCGTCGTTTAGGCGTATGCGATTCTCGGAGTATTCTTTGAACTCTTGCTGTTCTGATGATATCATACCTAAAACGCGCGACTCATCTCCGAGTTCTTCAGGCACATTCGGAACACGTTGACCTGTTTCAGAAATCTTTGTTCCCGGTATGTTGGCTTGCATCAGCGAGGGTATTTGCGTGCGATTGTATGTGTCGATCTGCTGTGCGATTTTTGTCATCGCGTTGCTATCACCGGCATTTGCTTGATCGACAAGAGACGGGCGTACTTCTGCAGAACCTATAGTCGTCACATTACCCGAAAGAACGTCTTCGATGTCTATCATCGGATCAGTAGGCGGCTTCATGGCCTCTGCTTCGATAGCTTTTCGTACAGGCTCCGAAGCTTGCGGAAATGCGACGTTCGCTTGAGGAATCAACGGTTGTTCAGCCATTAGTTGTTACCTTCGAGTTCTCTAATTCTTTCGTATCTACCGTCTACTACGCGGTACTTTCCGGGAAGCTGTTTGCCTGTGCCCGTGTCTTTGAGTATAAATCCGGCGATGTTGTTTCCGCCTATCGCCTCGAACATTTGGCCTTCCATCGGACCGAGTTCAGGCTGCGAGGCAGCAGCAGGGCTGGGAGCAGCATCAGCATTAACATCGGCAGCAGCAGTTGAGTTGTCAGGTTGCAGAACAGTCACTGATTGCGATCCACCGCCGGTCTTAGTGACGTTTGCGCTACCGAAATCTCCGGCGGCAATAGTGTCGTCCCCTACAGACGGACCATCCGGCTTTTGCTTGCGTGTGGGCTTTCCCCCGTACAGTGTATAGGTGCCATCTTTTTCTTTTGTAAAGTATCCATCTCGTTGATTTCCCTTTGTCGGATCGGGATTATCGTAGAGAAGATAGAGAGGCAATCCGTCTTCAGTCACGATGCTACGTGACTCTTCACCATATTTGAAGTTGGCGAGAGAACCCCCGTCACCCCTCTCAGAAAGAGCCTTATTGGTTACGTAGTCGTATGCGATAGCCGCGTCGATGACTGCCCTGTTGAAACGGGTGAGTTCACCCTCGCCACGACCGTAGCGTACGAGGATATCGAGTTGAGCAGCTTGGTTTGCAAACTCTTCGCGTACGATAGCGAGTTTTGCAAGAACTTGTTCAGCCGTATCGAAATCGCCGCCGAGACGCTCAAGCTGCTGGAGTATGTCTTGGTTCGAAAGACGACCAGAAGGATCGGCTGCACGAGCCATCTTAAACGCGAGGGCGATACGCAGCGACTGAGACTGTGCAAACAGTAAGCCTTGACCAGTTGCTTCACCGCGCTTTCGTGCGTCATTGACAAGACTCTGAAAAGCCTTAAAGTCAGCCTCACCGAGACCGTCGAGTGCTTCCTCTGAAACGCCTAAGTCTCGGATAGCACTGCGAGTGATATCACCTGCGATGCGGAATATCTGCTTGAACTTGTCGTATGCAACGGCATCGCCTTGCGCCGCTCTAAGTTCTGCTAGCTGATCGATCTGCTCTATAACGCTGGCGTTTGCCCGTTGATCTTTTAAAAGAGTATCGAAGCTCTTTGTCTTATAAACAGCCTTACCGTAGTGCATCTTCAAAACGTACTCGGACTTACTTGTTTTAGCAAAGTTTACTACCTCGTACGGGCTACTTCCTCCCGTTGACATGCCGCTTTGTGGACTCCACATGTGAGGTACGAGCATAAACACACCGTTTTCAAACGTACCGGTAGCGTTGTGTTCCTCTAGCTGTGAGTACACAGATTCGTAGTTATCGAGAGTGTAGAGAGATTTTTGAGGTTGCAAACCTGCAATGTCAGGAATATCCCCTGCGTTTATGGCGCTTGCAAAATACGTAACTTTTAATTCCGGCTCCTTTCCGGGAAGGCTCACGGCATCTTCCCACTCCCCAAACACTCCTTCCGGACTAGGTGAACTCAAGAATTTGCCCGTGTGATCGTAGGCCATAGCCTGACCGTCAGTGTTCAAGATGATCGGTCCGTACTCTTTCGAACCGTCACCTAAGTCAACGCTCCACGCACCGACTGCCTGTTCACCACCCGGCATACCCTTTATGACTTGAGTGGCTGCTGCAGTATCCGTGATCGAAGGTACACCGATACTCCGACCGAGCTTACGCCAGTCATCCATCCACGAATATTCTTTTGCGTTCCAGTTGATCACGAGACGTTCGTCTTTAGGAACTTTCGCATTCTCAGCCATAATAGCAAGACGACCGTTGTTGATACGTCCGTCGAGTTGCTTGTATGCTTCTGGATCAGTAATCAGCTTAACCATACTCGCTTCGTTTTGGAGGAGAGGCTCAATCTGAGAAAATACGGTACGAGCAGAGTTACCACTGCCCGAAAAGTCATCGTTGTAAAAGTTGATGCGCGTATCACCGCTGCCGACGAACCACTTCGGATCGATTGTATCTTCAGGCTTTGCAGTGGTCTGAAGCGAATTGAGCATGTCCATCGTGTCTTCTTCGGTGATGGCATCGGCTCTTTTCGTGCCGAAGGGATCAACACCACCCTGCAGATTCTCTCGACCTTTAGCGATATACTCTTTTATAGCTTGGACATTTGTATTGTCAAAATCATCGGTGAGACCCGCCGCTACGATTGCGCCCTCCAACTTATCGAGACGTTCTCTTGCAGTTGTATCCTCTTGGAGACGCATACCTATGTTTTGCGTAAAACCTTTCACGAGTCCTGATGCGAGTGCGTAGCCGATACCCATCTCTTACGATTCCTTCTTCTTCTTCTTCATCGTCATAAAGTTTTCCTCACGAGGAGGTTGAGGCGCACGTCCCTGTCGAACACCCTCATTGATCGTTTCACTGACGTATGCGAACATAGCCGGGTTGTTATCGCGCATCATCGAGAAGAACGTCGCGTCATCCATCTCGTCTTCGGTCAAGGCGTCGTCGTTTTCGAAGAGACGGTAAGGTACGCCCTCATCCTCTGCGACGGACGCGATGTACATAGCCAGCGGCCCCTTGATCAGCAAGCCCACGTCCGGAGAGAAGCCACCCTCTTGGAACGCTTGGAAAAGGTACCCCTCGACGAGTGCCTCGACAGACGCACCCACCATGAGGAGTTTCATCATTTCTTCGCGTACGTGCGGCACTTCTAAGGAATCGACTGCCTCACGGAGTATGACCTCCGGATCGGCGGCTTCTTGTGGCTTTCCCCACGGCCAACGCTCGTTGTCGAGTGTCAAGCCGAAACCGGGAGGAGCCATAGCAAACTGATCTTTTGCTTCGATTGTTCCGCGTTCTGGTACGATTTCTTCAGCCATGTTATACTACCTTGATATCGCCGGGTTGCTTTGTGGCAAGGGTCTTACGTCCCTGTGGTGTGGTTGCACGGACTACGTACTTCGCAGAGAAGTCTCGCATCTGCTGGTTCGAGCTTTCGGTGAACATCTTATTTATTGCGGAAGTGAGACGAGGATCAGATTGTACGATTCTTTGAATGGGGTCCATCTTGGGAGTGGTGGTAGCTTGCCGCGAACCCGCAGCGAGTTCTCCTGCTGTACGGGGACGTGCCATCTCTGGGGCTGAAAACGGCTGCACACCTTGCATACCGCTCTTACCCTTTATCGCCCCGGATGCAACGAGAAAGGATTCGCCTAGATTCATACTGCCCTCACCGCTAGTTTTTTGTGTGCCACCGCCGCCAAACATCATGGCTCCTGCTAATGCAATCAGTCCAGTTTTAAGATTCATAACTATTTCCTATTCGCGTACCACAAAGCCAACCAGTTGCCGATACCGGCAGCAAGCTGATCTTTCTGTTGTTGATTATACAGGGCTTTAGAGTTAGCAAACTCCATAGCCATTATACCTATCTCGTGCTGTCTTTGCAAGTACGATTCAGTTTTCTGGAAGTTCCACGCCGCGTTGTCGCGGTACTTCTGCCACAAGTTGTTCAAGGCATTCTGGCTAGCATTGAAAACGAATTGGGCGTTGAGACGGTTTGTTTCGTTTTGGATAGCAGTGTCAGCAGTATTGACCTGTCTGCGCCACTGTACGTTTGACTGATCTACTGCGTACTGCATGTTCACGTTGAATTTCTCGCGATTATCACGCATCGCAGTGTTGAACTGCGACTGTGCGTTTAGTTCGCCCGCGTTGAACTGTTCGACAGCAGCACGTCTGTTTGCGTTTGCCGTCTCGACTTGCGAAGTTAGTTCCGCAAAGAACTCTTCGACTTGTAACTCGTTCTTGGCGTTGAACTGCTGACGAGCATTCTCCTCTGCCGCATCCTTAAAGATAGCTTGCGTGAGGGCGTTGTATGATATGGTTGCCGCCTGTTGCCGTGCGTCGAGGTTCTTAGTTTCGGTAGAAAGGAGAAGCTGCGCGTTTACCACCGCACCCTGTAAGCGGGCGGAGAGGTTAGCCTTGTCCATTGCCGCAACAACCGCCGCATTCTGAAGGGCGGTCTTCTGGCGATTGTCCAAGTTCTTTAGCTGGATGTTTGCGTACTTCTGCGCGTCTGCTGCTGCGATAGGTACGCCCGACTCCATGACCGCTTGCGTTATAGCGGCCCCTGCCATAGATGATGCACCCAGACCCCGAGCCTGCATAACACCGGCAATTTTCCGTGCGTTTGGCGCGGCCCACGGGGGAAGGGGTTTACCCTCTTCGATACTGCCTAGTAATTCTCCTAACTGGTATTGAACAGTGGCACGCTCGTCGAGTTCTTCGGTAGCAGCTTGCGCTTGAGAACCCGCAGAAACCGTACCCTGAATCTGTGATATATCGATTTGAGGTGCAGCCCCGATTTGTGCAGCTTCCATCTGCGTAATATCCGGCGCAATCTGTTGCGTACTGTCATACGTGCCGAGACCCGGCGTGGGTGCAGCGGGCAACCCTACATCGAGACCTGTCGTCGGAGCAGTAGTTACTGATGCAGTTACATCCCCTTGAAGCTGTGGTGCCGTTTGCATCTCCCCCGATTTAACCACCGGACGTACCGGAACAATTTGTGGAACCCCGTCCATCTGCCCGGATGCTTGTGCATTGATCTGATCTAGCATCGTTTGATCGTCAGATATTTTGTTAGGTTCTGCCATGATTATCTAAATCCCATAAATACAGAGACGACCATAGCTACGACTAGGATCGTGCTTCCCATGATCATCGCTTCTAAGCGCCACATACGTTTGTCAAGTGACTCTAGTTTCTCTTGCACGTTGGCGTACCGGATAGCACATTCTTTTTCATGCGCCTCTAGCTCCATCTGTGTTTTGAGTACAGGTTCCATTGTCTGTTCTAACTTCATCCTGCAGGACTTCCGGGAGCGTTAAAAATGTCAATGTTAACTGTGCCACTGGTGGGCACGTTGGTGTTAGCGTTTCCTGTAACCACTGGATGTGACCAAGACCACGAATTTGACGATGAGTTGTTTACGCTTTTCACTTCACCATTAGTAAAGCTGCTATCGCTTCCCCACGGCGAAGACGTAAGGTTTAGCGTTTGCCCGGTATTGTTGGTGAGCGTCATGTCATAGACGCGAGTGAGGCGGGTGTATGTGGCAGAACCGGCCTGCGGGTCACCGCTACCTTGTTCGATTTGTATGGTAGCGCCGTCGGTTACGGTGAAGTTTACTGTTTGGCCCTCTCCCACAGTGCCGAGTTGGACGCCATTTTGTTTTACTTTGTAGTTACCAGTCTCTCCACTCGCCACAAAAACCGTGAGAGTTGTGGTGCTGCCGCCAGCCGTACCAGTGTCAATTGTGAAGCTGGTGCCTGCCGGTGAGCTAAAACTAACATTTATAGTGGAGGATGTACTGTCATTAGCCACCACCGCAGCCACGCTTCCGCTGGTCGCACTGGTCGTGCCGCTATCAGAATTGGCGGCAACTATAGTGCTGGTACTCGGCACCTCTGATCCGCCCCGATAATATTCGCTGATGCTAATCGGATTAGAACCGCCGTAGAACGTCTGAATCTCACTGAATGAGATTGCATTTCCTGCGCCGCCGTTAACACCCATCTTTACGATCCATCATAGCTAGACAAGTCAGCAAAAGCTGTGATGTCGTTTGTTACTTTCAAATGCCCGGACGTAGTCAGCAACATCTTTGCGTCACCGTTGTGCCGGAACACAAGCTCGTCCGAAGACGTGACTACAACGGTCCAGTCACTGCTGGCACCAATCTGAATAGCAACATCTGTGCCGGTGTCACTGCTATTGACGTTTGTTGCAATGAGCTTGCTGCTTTCGATGTCGGCAACAAGCGTGCCTTTTGTAATACTAAGGTTGCCGGTATCTGCACCCGTAAAGGTGCCGGTGCCCATTGTAAACTTGTCTTCGCTTTCATCGAAACCGATAAAGGCGTTGTTGGCGCTGCCGCGCTCGATGACGATACCAGCGTCATTCGAGGGTGATCCACTCGTACCGTTAGCCAGTTCGATTAGGCTGTCCGATACAACGGTGTTTGTTGTAGCTACGGTAGTAGTGGTGCCGTTGACCGTCAAGTCACCACCGACAGTCAAATCGTCTACGACGTTGACTACGCCGGAGCCTTTACCGTCTAGCTTTAGATCGATGTTGGTGTCGTCACCGGATGCTTGGATGAGGGGATGCCCACCTGTTGCAGCATTGGCGATTGTGATCTCGTTGACCGCACTGCCTGTCTCCGTGAACTTGATAATTTCGAGAGTGCCGTCGCCAATTGCGTTGCCGTTAACGTCGAGCATACCGCCAAGCTGGGGAGAACCGTCCCCTACCAAATCGGTAGTAACTGCAGCAGTCTGCGTATCAACGTATGCTTTAATTGACTGCTGTGTCGCGAGATGATTCGCGCTATTAGAAGACATGTTGTCTTCGTCTTTAATAGACGTGCCGCTTATCGTGTCATTTAAAACAGCGGAAGTTAGTGTCTTGTTGGTAAGAGTTTGGGCAGCACTCGTACCTACAATCTCCTGATCACCTCCGGCAGGTAAGGTCAAGGTGTTTGTGACGCCTGCAGAGTGCGGCTGTGGCTGCACAGTTTGAGCGTGTGCGTTGCTCGCCTCGCAGTAGAACTTAACTTGCGAACGCGAACCCGTCCCGGTGCGAATGTCAACTAAGCCATCCGACACGCTGACGCCACCAGACGATCCATCGCCGTCTATATTTACCTTGCCATCGCCATTCGGCACTATACCTATGTTGCCGTCGCTGTTTGTAGAAGTAATCGAGTTACCGTTGATGTTTATATTGTCAACATCTAAATCAGTGTCAATTACAACCGTACCCGTACCATTCGGGGAAATGGTGATGTCACCATTGGTATTTGTTGAAGTGATGGCACCGCCGTTGATATTGATGTCATCAACATCAAGATCACCAGTGATGTTAGCAGCACCCGTTATAGTCAGAGTGGCGGTGTCGATGGTCACGGCTGTCGATGCGTCGATATCAACAGTCGGCGCAACCATCTCTAGCTCTGTGTCTGCGTCGATGTCTAACTTGCCGTCTGCACTAGACAGAATCTTCAGGCCGCTGTCCCGGAACTGAATGAACTTGTCTGTCGCAACAGTTATGTCTGTAGTGGTTGCGAGGGTGCTTCCTGATTGAGTAGTTTCTTGCGAGGGACCGAGTTTACTTATGGGTGCGCCGTCTCCTGTCGTAGAGCCGTCGTGTGTGTGACCGGACGATACGTCGAACGCAGACTCGATAGCATTAAATTCACCGTCGAGAGGCGCAGCGTTGATCACGTTGCCGTCCGCAATCTGGTTCGTCGTGTCGTTACGAGTGTAGCCTGCCATCGTTGATTACCTTCTTCCGTATTGTCCGTACTCTATCACTGCCGCATCGAGAGAGAACGGTGGGCCGGTGCCGCTCGACTCGAATTGTAGAGACACAGTGAATCCGGAGCCTTGTGTTTGTGTGTCGAATATAGACTGGAGAGATTCTCCGCTGTAAGTAGACGTTCCAAATATCGCTGCAGGATCGCCAAAAGTAGCGATACCCGCAGAACTAGACGTGTTGTTTAGGCTGATCGTCGCCGGTTCAACAACCCCTGTTTCGCTAAGATCGTACTTCATGTTAAAGTCGAGGTTGACCGTGCCCTGCGGATCAGTGTAAATCGTAGCACGATACACGCTCTTGCGTGTTCGCGGGTCTGAAATAGGGAAGTAAGGAGTCGAGAAACTAGCTGTGATGTTCGAGCCATCAAAGCTATTGCCAGACTCCATTTGATATACGTACCCGTCATCGTTTGCAAAAATCACAGTCTCTGCTTTGCCTGTGTATGTCGAGTCTGCAACGTACGCTTTTATTCCCGTCGTTTCGGCCCAGTTTAGTCCCGTGCCCTGTTCGCCCTGTATTTGGGTGCCTATGATGCCTTTCGATGCTGCCGCTGTCGTTGTCGATGCAAATCCAAAGATACGATACTGGGACTTTTCTCTAATCGTTACGGATGAAAAAGAAGTGTTACCAGATGTGAGAGCAACGATTTCTTTTTGTATCGGCTTAGTTACTGACGCCAAGTTAAAGTCTTCGTTACGTTCTGTTCCTGCAACCGTACGCAAGCCGTCTGGACCTAAGAATATAACGTCGCCGGATATCTCCTGTGCCGTATCATTTACAACGCAACCTATGTTGTCTGTGATAGGCTGCATCTGAAAGTCTGCAATGCTGCTGCCTACGATCCGAGAGATGCGATCTTCGGAGAAGACGATAAGTTGTTCACGGAAAACTATTAAATCAGTTATAGTGCTGCCTACGTTGATTATACCACCGCCGGAAGCTGCTGTAAAGTCATCATCTTCAAACGGCGCAGAAAAGATAAGGTTCTCGCCTTTTGCAGCAAAGATATGTTCCTTGAATTCTACTGCGTGCGTGGCACCCTGTAAATCTGACGGTCCAGAAAGTTGCGACAAATCAGAGGCAGTTATACCCGCAAGTATCAAGGGGTAACCTATGCCATCAACAATAAAGAGCTTGTCGTTGCCATCAAAGTTATACTTGCAGAAACGTACGCGTGTAGCACTCGCACCAAGTGTTAGAGATGTTGACAGGTCTGTCCACGCTCCTGATCCGGATGCGCCTGCAAAAAGTTTAGGATTAGTGCCGGATTGATCACGTGCAGCTATAACTCTGTTTCGAAAGAATATTATCCCCAGTACATTGTTTTGTCCGGTAACAACATTCGAATTAAATTTAGTGAATCCTTCTACACGTCGGTAGCCGCCTTCTGTGGACGGTTCGAAGTTGATAAGGTTACGTGCAGAACCCGGAGCGGCACTCCCGTGCTGCAAGGGACTGAGGTTACTGATAAGACCCCCGCGAAACTCGATGGGGTACGTCTGCCAACGATCAGGCATGTTAGGTTGCCCTTACATAATAGTTTTCGTTTACAAGTATCTTACGCATGTTCTTCATGCCTTCATCGAACTTGTTTTTCGATATCGAAGCCATCTCCATGTTGTCGCGGAACATGTAACAGTAGTACATGGCACCGTCTACGATCACGTGCTTGTACGGCTCCGGTATCATAGGCACGTCATCGTGCAGAGATAGATTTACAGGATGTAAGAAATATTCGTACTCGACTGTGTACGCTTTGTCAGGCATAGGTATGATGCCAAAGTAACCATCCTGTGACCGAAATACAAACTCGGGCACACCACCCTTTGTAACGTCTGTCTCGTCTTCTTGATCTATAAAACGATCAACATATTCTACGTATGTAATCTTACGTAACTTACGCGCTCTGCCTAAGTCGAGACTTGTGTCACGCTTCACTCGGAACGTATCAAAGTCTACATACTTAGCTTCGTCCGCGAACGAGTAGCGAGTTTCCCCGGCAACCAGCGTGATCTCGTCAGAGTTGTGGTTGTAAGGCCAGTAAAGATAGTACTGATTGATGTCGTGGATAGAAGAGTTCACCGCATCCTTTATCGTGCCGTGAAACCCTTTTGCGGTAGCAAAGTTGGTAGTTGTTAGTTCTACCTCGTTTAAGCGTCTGCCAACCTCGTTGACGATATCGAGATAATTGTACGGCATCAGCTACGCTCCCTCACTCGCAAGTTAATTACTCGTTTCGTAACAATAGCAGCACTGGTTTTAGACGATGTGCTTGTCGTGATCTCACACACAAGTTTGTTATCTGTGTTTGCGGTTCCACCTGATAGCACAATAGTTGCAGTCGTAGTTGTGTTCGAAATGCTGTTTACAGTCATGCCATTAAACGTATCTGAAGCAGATAAGCTACTCGACTCTGTGCCGTTCGCTTGTATGAAACGCCACGCAACAGAGGCTATGGTTACACTATCAAGATCGAGGTATCGAGACCAGTCTACAGTGTAGTCTAGCCGTTCGTCCGGGTCTTTGTCAGGCCAACGTAATGACATGTTATGCTACCTTTACTAATCTTTTTTGCGGCTGGGCTACAGATATCACCCGTATCTTTTCTTTACGGATAGAAACAGTGCGCTGCGTATCTTGAAGAATGTATACTATACGATCTGACGGTTCACGGATTGCCACTTCTCGTGCAGGCTCTTGACTGACAAGCACAGCACGGCCCCGTTCATACAGCGCCGGATCGAAACGGAAGGAAAGAAATCCGTCCGCAACTACTGTCGCTGCACCGGATACGGCCCCGACGCCTTTTTTTGTAAGTGTGCCTGCGCCGGATACTGTTGCCGTGCCGGTTATACCGGATGTAACATCCGCGACTAAGTCACCAGAAGAACTTACTGAAGAGGTTGCAGAACTCGTTCCGGATACATCCGCAAGCAAGTTTCCGGCTGCTGTTACGGATGCTGGCCCAGAGGCTGAACCCGCTCCGGTAAAGACAAATCCCCCCGTTGCAGTAGCACTACCCGCACCGCTAACAGATGCTTCTCCATCTAAAGTGAGTTCTGGCGTTGCAGATACAGATGCTGTGCCGGTGATGCTCGCTGATGCGCCTGAAATAACACCTGCGGTCGAACCGATAGCACTTGCGGTTCCTGTGACACTTGCCGCGCCTTTTCCTTCAAACGTAACGGATGCAGATGTAGAGCCTGTACCGGTGATGCTTGCTGATGCGCTTGAAATAACACCTGTGGTCGAACCGATAGCACTTGCGGTTCCTGCGACACTTGCTGCGCCTTTTCCTTCAAACGTAACGGATGCAGATGTAGAGCCTGTACCGGTGATACTGCCTGTTCCGGGATGAACTCGCGCTCCAGAAGCAGTTACGGAGCCTGTGCCGGTGATACTGCCTGTTCCGGGATGAACTCGCACTCCAGAAGCAGTTACAGAGCCTGTGCCAGTGACGCTTGCTGACGCTAGTTGAGTTTGTACCCCAGTTGCAGACACAGAGCCTGTGCCGGTAATAGATGCTTGTCCGTCTCCGGAAAGTGCTGCCGCTGCAGTAACAGAAGCAGAACCTGACACAGAAGCCGCACCGGTATGTTCTGTTCCTGCTGCACCACCAGAGGAAAAGTTTGCGTCAACAAAACCGAGTCCAGAAACAGTGAGGGTATCGTAAAACCCTATTGCACCTACTCTCGGTAAAGCCATCTTAGTACGTCTCTATGTCAGCGGAAACTATGTAGTATTTTTGAATGTTAGTATTCGAAGCAAAGTCGAGACGAATACCTAAACACACGCTAGTAATATCTTCTTGACCACTGGTCGGCACATTACTTAAATTTAAAGTAACTGTTGTGGGTGAGCTAGGGTCACCTCCTGCAGATACGGTTGTAGCTGATGAGCTATACACGCGAAAATTACCTGTTTGAGTGGTATCCCTGTGCCACGCTCGTAAAAGAATAGACCCTGCCGCAGAATTACTACTTCCATCTGCATAAGCTACAACAACTTTTGCTCTTAAATCGTCCGATCCGGCAGTGTAGCTCGGAACAGCGAGATCGAGAGGTATCCACGACTGTGTAGATGAGTTGCCGGTCGTTGTTCCACACCACTGTCCGACCAGAACATCTGTACTGCTAACAGTGTCGTTGTACATAAGCGAAGGAAAATGTGTCCCCGCAGTGTATGGATCACCTATCAAAGATATAGGTTTTCCATCGTAATCATTATGTTCTGCAGATGCGACTAAAAATTGCGGAGCAGCAGTTGAGCTTAAAGCACTATTTACGTTAACACCGACATTGTGAGCAGTAGTCCTGTAGTTACTACCGCCGAGAATAAATTTTCCAAAAGATGTGTAATTTATCGGATCAAAAAATCCGGCGCGAGTCAACTTGGGGTCATACCAGTTCTGTGACGCGTTGATTGTTTTTGTTGAATTAAAAAGAGCAAGGCTGCTTGAAGTAGAAGTTTCCACACCTCCCATTACTGGACCTATATAGTCGCCGTATGTTCCTACGCCGGGTACAACAGACGCTAGAGGAGCTATTCCGGGATTCTTCAAACCGGATTCGTAGGTGACTGTTCCTCCGAGATTATCTAAAACAATATCGTAACTGTCGGTGCCGCTCGATGACAGCGCACAGTAAACACTATTCTGTAAATAAGTAACGGAATTACCTGAAAGGGTAGGTAGATAGCTGGCTGTATATCTCAAAAGTTTCTGTGTACCCGAAGCTGAAGAGTCATTGTAGGCTTTAGCATACATATTTCCGAATTTATGTGCGTGGTTACTGTAACTTCTCAGAAAGTTAGGGTAGCACCGACCAGATATAAAATTTTTAAACGTAGTTGTAGCTCCAGAACCTGAAGTACTCGACGGAAAAAGTCTTATGTAATCATCGTAACCCTCTGTCCCCCCAGTAATCATAGGAAAGACACACGTATCTCCAGAGTAACCCCCATAATACCAATTACTTATGTAAAAAAAGTTAAGTGCGAATACGGGAAATACGTGGTCTGTAGCCTCGCCCCTAGAATCACTTTCGTTAAATTCCACATACAATCCCTGATAACTAGCTGCGCCGGGATGTTCAGCTTGGCAAAAAATAAGGCGCTCACAGTCGTATTTTATTTTGGTTGTACTAGAAGAATTTATGTAAAAATATCTAAAATTTGTAGAGCCATACACTTCAAAAATGCTGTAACCATTTTGTTCTGTTTCGCTTGTCCATCCTGCGGACAAAGTAACTTTTACAGAAATATTAAAAGAATAGTGGTGGCTGGAGCTATAACTTATAATATTAGCGTATTCATCCTTTACTCTAAAAAGCTCAATTCCAGTACTGCCTGCGGAATTGTGACCCATCTGCTCACGTATAACAGGATAGATAAAAGAGTGAAGAAGGGTTCGTACTAAGTTACTATCACTATGTTCATTACCCGCAAAAAATAGGGGGTGACTCCAATTAGGAAGATAGCTAGCTATGTCACTATTTTGAAAAGCAAATAAATTAGAGGTAGTGTCACTAGCCGTGCCGTCAAAAGTGCTATTACCAGTTACAGGTTTTAAATCGCTTGTGTTACGAGCATAGCCAAGACTGCCGTCCCCATAGACATTTCCTTCACTACCAAAAAGCGTACCGAAGGCAATGCCTTTCATTCGTAATTCATCACCGTTAGAAAAACTAGTACCATTTATTGAACTTACAGAACTATTACTGGTACTTATGAAATCGTTAAGAGAAAAGGGCGCAGCATATGAGCCGTCCTTAGTAGAGGTATCAGTCGTACCTGCACCCTGCGTGGTAGCCTCTAAAAAAGGGTCTATCCAGTAAGTAGCCATTACCTAGACGCAACCCACTCTTGAAATTTTACTTCACACGCATCATTCACAGAATTAAGGCTCCACCCCGTAATGTCTTCTAGTACCGCTACATCTTCTTTTCCCTCTTCGTCGTAACAACGAATTTTTACGAGGGGAAGCACAACTGATAGGACTTCATAGTACGCATTCGATTCCGACATGAAATCTACGCCTCTGTAATGGTGATTGAATCCGCAGCGAAGGTGATTGAATCTCCGTCAGCAATAGTCTTAGATGCTGTCAGTGCGCCGTGATACAACAAATTTCCACCGCTAGAAGCATCGAATATTCCGAAATGCGTTACTGTACCGAATGAACCACCACTAGCAGTAAACGTCTCGGAAGAGCTATTAGTAGTGCTTCCATTCGTAGCATGTGCCGCATTAAAAGTTATTGCCTGACGACCATAACCGTTACCAGATACCTCTGCACCAGTGCCTGCGTCTGTAGGGTCCGCTGTGTGAAGAGATAAGTGTACGGAAGTTGGTGCCCAGTCAGCCGTGTCCGTGAGAACGTAATCTAGAATTTTCTTTTCTAGATAATCAGATTTTGCAGACATAGTTTACTCCCTTGTTTATGTCTTATTAGGATCGTACCGCTCTTCAACAGAGACGGTTACAAGTATAGTGTTAGAGGTTGTTGCCGTAGCTTTAACAACATCTCCCGCATCTAAAAATAGTGGAGTATTCATATCCACTAATGCTACGGAAGAGTTAGACGATATAGCACGTGCCTCGAATATGTTTGTTGTAACCCCTCCGGCTACTCTCTGTATAAGTATGTTTCGATTAGCCGAATCCGTATTAGATAAAATAATAGCCTGAACCACAGACGAGTGATTAGCAGGCACCGTGTATATCGTCGTCTGGCTCGTAGTGGTCAGGTCAACTGACTTTGTAACAAGTTTAGTAGCCACTAGCGAACCCTTCTGTATGCACGTGTCTTCTTCGCTATCTTTTTAGGCTGCTTCGCCACCTGTTTACCGGCCTTCGTCGCTTTACGCTTTGCGCGAGTCGTAGCAGCGTATTCCTTCGCAGAGAGCGCCTTAATAGCTTTTTCCGGTAGATATCTCTCCCCGGTAGCTTTCGGACCTTGTGTGGACGGCTTCCCACTGCGTGTACGCCACTTCTGCTTAGTCCAAGCTGTCAAAGAGCGTTGGCTCTTCTTCTTCGGCATCTGCCATCTCCATCGTTAAAGTAGCGAGGGCGGCCAGTTTGTCTTGCGCGCTGCCCCATTTTGAAAGCGCCTGATCCATTTCTTGCAAAAGACCCGGATGTTCACCGATGCCAGCAGGACGATCAAAGTAAACTTGGAATACAAACTCTGCATCTGCCATCTCCGCTAAGTACTTGTGTCGCAAGGCTTCTATTGCTAATTTGTGCATAATAACTCCTGACTATACACATTGTACCACAAATACATAAAATTTACAAGAAAAATCATAGTTTGCCCTGCATGTGTAAGATCAACAATATGCCAGCAGCAAAGACACTGGCTAACACAATCAAGACAAATGTTATGATAGCCACTTCGACATGATGTTTGTGTTTTCGTATCCGCTCTTCTTCTGCCTCTCTCCGAGCAACCCGCGCCTTCGCTTGAAAGCGTTGCCAGTCGCCCCACAGTCCGGGGCGGCCAGCATAGATCATTATCTGTTTCAGTTGTTCTTCTTGTTCGCGTATCTGTTCGAGAGCCATAAACTCTTCGAGATCAGAGCCACCACCCTTTTTCTGTGCTTTTCTCTGTAGTTGTTCTTTTGCTCCTACAAAATTGGCAATCGCCTTACCAGCACTGGCAATCTCCTTGCCGTTCTGGACAGCACTCTTGATCACAGCAAAGGCGGCGTTTGCGGCAGCGAGTTCGGCAAGCATTAGTAGACTCGTACTTTATCATTTACTAGTTTCGGTAGGCAGTACGCCGTAACCGTTCGACCTTGTTCGTGTAGCTTTTGTGCGTACCACTTGCACTCTCGTAGGTCGCGAAAGTACAAATCGTTGCTGACCAGACGCTTATCATCCCCCAGCCCAAGAAAGACAAACAGGAGAAAGGCGTGCTGCATTAGTCTCTGTAACCGCCCCCTGCTTTTTTGTAAGCTGCCGCAAGCATCTGGGCTTTACGCGCCGACCACTGACCCGGGCGTCCGCCCTTGCCACCGGCCTTGATGCGATTGAAAAGACGCTTTCTCATTGCAGGCTTGGTGTAGTTGCCAGCCTCGTTGACGCGGCTCTTGGTCTTTTTCTTAGGCTTGGATGGTTTGCGAGGGGCCATCAGAACTCTCCCCTCTTCATGGCGTCCGAGAGCTTTGTCGCCCGGGATTTTACTTGCCGCGCCCAACGCGAATCGAGCATCTCAAGGGATGCGGTGTCGAAGTTGCCTGCCTCGATAGCAGCCCACATCTTCTTGAATTTGCAGAGGCGTGGCACGCCCATATTGAATGCCATGTCCATCACAATCAGTTGCCGTACTGCGTCGAGGTCGTACACACAAGGCTTGGCCCGTGTCAGTTCGTTCTCTACGATTGCAATGTCATTGGTAGCGAGGTAATACGCATCCGCTTCTGTTATGCCGTGTTCGTAAACCGCATCTATGGAGGGAATATCCATGTAATCAAGTTCTTCTTTACTAATCCCCCGACCTTCTAAATTGCGCCCGATACCTATGGTGTCGATGCCGAGAGTGTCTTTGTATACAGTAAGAACCAAGCCTTCGTGCTGTCTCACCTTCTCTACAAATGTATTTAGGTCGTACTTCATTCCGCGTTTTATGTTATTTGCATTCATCATTCTTTTGCCTCATGTCCCATCCACACCGCAAACGCACCTGTCATGGCTCCCGTCACCACACTTACAAGTGCTGCCTGTTGGCTTGTCGGGTCTGGTATCGCCATGAACCACTCCACTACGCGCCACGCTGAGATCGACATCCCCAACATCATCAAACGGGGGAGTATCCTCCACCGTAGTATTCTTTCCATAGTGACTTCGGCCATGCTTACCTCTTTCCAAAGAACTTAGTAGCGCTACGAACGCCAAATGAGGCAGCAACGATAATCCCCAGAGAATATTGATACCATTGCGGCATAGCTTCGAGTTGTGCAAATCCATTAGCTACTACTCCTTCCATGCCCGGTATAAACGCAAGAATCAGTGGCACTGAAAACAAAATAACCAGCCACTCGTCTTTCCACGATGACTGGCTTCCACGTGCCATTTCTAAATCCCACTCAAGTTCCCCCGTGGCTTTCTTTTCCATGATGGTCGCTTCAGCTTTCGCTCGTGCGACTCTGGCCCCTGTTTCGGCCTTTGTTTTCTCGACCTTACCCTCTAGCCATGTACCAGCTAAATTGGCTATCGGGCCGATCAGCGCAGTTAGCATTTCCACCTCTTCCGCGCCTGTCTAAGGCGGCTATTCGGATTCTTTGCAGCCTTCGGAAACTTTTTCATCTGTCCAGCAGAACGCGCACAGAACGACTTACGCCGCTTGGCATCCTTGCTTCCGGGTTTGACTTTGCCAGTGACTGCAGTCTTCAGTTTAGAACCGGGGTTCTTACGGCGATACGCAGCCACTCCGGCTTTAGTCATACCAGCCCCTGCTTTCGTTGGCCGAAAGTTCTTTTTGTTACGGGCGGGCATGTTGTCGGCTTTGCGTGCCACTACCGTTTTCCTTTATGTCCTAAAACCTTTTGAAGAGATTTAGCTTGTCCAGAGTGTGCCTTAACAGCCTTTTTTAAGCCTTTTACGACTTTCTTCACTCGGGTTTTATTTCTACGTGTGAGATGGGGCATTACCTTTTCCTTGAAGTTTGTGCAGCACGCCTGAAGTTGCCGGAAGTTGGTGCGCCCTTGCTACCCGGCTTACGCATCTTCTCGCCGCTACCGGCTTTGATGCGACGTTTCTTGGCTGCAATGTTGGCATATAGTCCGCGACGTGCCATCTGACTACGCCTTTACGAGCTTGTAGCCCTTTTTCTTGGCAGCAGCACGGATCGATGCAAGGGTCATTGCACCACCACGTTTAGTCCCCTTTGCCTTGCCACCGTTTTTCATCGCCATTCTAGCGCCGCCACGCTTACCGCCTTTAGCCATGCCTTTAGCTTTCATAGCCTTACCGCCGTTACGCATGATTCTGCGACCGCCGCGCATACCGCCCTTTGCCATACCTTTAGCTTTGGTCTTGCCGCCGCGCTTCATGCCTTTACTCTTCTTCGTCATCTTCTTCATAATCGCTCTCCGCATAGAGGTTGTCGAATACCCGTGCCGTGTCACTTACATAGTTCGGGTCTTGTTTCGAGTGGTGGACCCACTGACTAGGAGTGAAATCCGGTGGGCCATCGCCCGTTACAAACCACGCTGGGTTCGTTACTCGCACTCTGTTGTTTGGTAGGGCAACAATGTTACCTGTCCAGCTACCAGCATCCATGAGTTCGAGTACGTGACTCTGTTTGTGTTGCGCTGGATCGTCCGCTACTTCAGTGTCTGTGTAATCAACAGTGAAGTAGTATTTAGCCGGATAAAATTCACCGTCTATCTTTGCCAACCATGGGCAGGGTGTACCTCTGTTGAGTACAAATACTGAGTGATGATGTGACTGACAGTCCCACGGCTGTGCCAAATAAGTAGGAATAGGTTCAGGCCATTCATCGAAGGGTGTATCTCCTACTAGGGCTGTGAGGGGCATACGTGCCCACATCGCTCCGCCGTGTACGTTTTCTTCTTCATCGCATCCCGTAAATAAGACTTGGAATGACAGGGTACGCATAGGCAGGGTAGTTACCCCAATCACCATTGCGTGTAAAAATTCACCGTGATATCTGTCGTGACCTGTAGTGTATTCTCTCCGCACCCACGCTTTGAAGTACGGAATATTACTTGTGATGTAATTCATCAGGAACGCTCCTATGGGATTTACCCCGGCAAGGGGTTCCTGCTTGTATCATGTAATTAAAGAAGTGTCAAGGGGGCAAGACGCCCCCCTGACATGTTTTATTACGTTCCAGTCGAAACGGTAGCAGACTCAACAGGATTCTGCGACACGTCGCACAGGACGGCGTGTACACGGAAGCGCAGTGCAGTCGTACCGGATGATCCGGCGTCAAGCACAGTCACCTGAACAGAGTCAGCAGAAGTGACCATGTTGT